TAGTCTTCTTTATCTATCGTTGCTTCTGTTGCAACTATCTGTGCTTTGTATGCCCATGCCTGATGTATTTCTCCCTTACCTACATTCATATCCCATGTACTCACACGCAATGTGTCATTAACTATTGCATATTTTTTAGGATCAAATCCCCATTCTAGTAAGAGTTCATCAAACTCTGGAGTAGAACTACTTGTAGCTCTTGATGTTATGGTTCCAGTCTTAGTTTTATAATCAAACTTTACTCCTGGTTCCCACCCTTTAGGGTGCGCAACACCCTCCTTTGTATTATTGTGTGCTACGTCCTGTTGGGTTTCGGTAAGTTTACTTACCTGCGAGTTGTTTTTTTGCATACTCTTTTAACACTACTATTACGGCACCGCCACCTGCAATTGCTGCAGCTTCAAGTGTTGTAATTTCAAGGTCTATTGCAGGTCCAACCAACAAAGCAGAACCGAATGCTTCGATGAATGTCCATACAACTTTTTCAACAAGTTGCTTTAGTTCGTCACTCATATTACTCCAATCTATATAATAGGTTTTCCTCTTAGCTTACTGTCAATGCGTGTCACTTTTTCGTGAATAGCATGTAACATTTTACTATCGGAACTTTGTTGTGGTTCGCTTGAACCATCGAGATTTATCTTGCTAACCTCTAATGTGACTGGTTTACCTTGTAGTAATACTGCAGATACTTTTCTATACATACGTTCATAAGCATTACGTGACTGTCCAATCATACCGTCTTTACCTAAGTCAAGATCTTGTTGAGTATTTCCTGTCAATATACAACCCGAAGTATGCTCATCGGTGTTGCCAGAATGAACTAATATGTATTTAAAGTTAGGTACATCTTGTAATTCAAGCATACCGTAGTGTGCATTCTTATATCTTGCGCTGTACTTAGTGTGAAATCCGCCAACTTTTCTGAATTTAATTTGATATGTACCTTCTGGTATGCAGGTTTCGTGCATTACTTTTACTGCTTGGTACTGGTCTTCTAGTGTGTAGCATTCAAACTTACCGTCAATGAACATCATTCCATTGGTAGCGTCAATGCCAAACTGTGTTCTTACAACTTGTATCTTCATTCAGTCTCCCTGTTTATCTTAGTATAGTCTAAACAATCAGGGTTTGTACAGTATAATTTATAAGGTTTTACCTGTACTTCAAGTGGTTGTCCGCATTTAGGACAAGATACTTTCAAAATATATTATCTGTTTGCTGCCCACATATTATCCACCATATTAGGGTACTTACGACCATTAGCTTTAGCTCTTGCTTTAGCTTTAGACTTCTGTGCAGGTGTTAGCTTCTTGCTTTTACCTAATCCACTAGGTCTTGGTTTGTCCCATACGGGTTTACTTTTTTTTGCCATGTTACCACTTTACCTTATCTGCCCAATAAGCTGCAGACATTTTGCCTTTCTTTATGTTCTTCGCGTGTCGGGCTTTAAAAGACTTACGTCTTGCTTTAGACTTAGCGTCAGTTTTTTTGCCCGCCCCTGAAACGCCTTGTTGTCCGAACCTGATTAACTTAACCTTACCGTTCTCTTTAGCTAGTACAGCGTGTGACTTACTAGCTTTAGGTGTACGTTTAGGTTTGTTGTAACCAGAGAACTTTTCTCCTCTGTACTCTATTGCCATATTCTATCCTTTAGACTATTACTTAGTCATTTTTTTCTTACGCTTGGAAGTATATCTTTTTTTCTTCCCTGTTTTGCTGTAAGGCATTACCTGCTCGCTTTCTTTTTGTTTGTTGCTTCTGGTTTATCTTTACGTAAACCTATTGTTAGTAACCATAAACCTAATGATATAAGTATAGCAATACCAACTATGTCCTTAGCTGTACCAGTAAGGGTTAGCCATGCTATAAAAAAACCAAGTAATGTAAAGGTTTGTGCTAATGTTTCTTTAAGGATCTCTCCTAACCAATTGATAAATTTCTTAATGTATTTCATGTTCTTCTTATTCTAACTGGTACTACCGAGACACTAGCTATAATTTGCGAAGCTATGATAACTGGTACCACAACTTCTTGTGCTTTTTCTTTTTGGTCATCAGTCATATCATTACCTAAAGAAGTAAGGTCTATGTCTTGTACTTGTATATCTATAAAAGAACCTATAGGATCTGCTAAGAATTGTTCTGTCTGTACTTCTGTAACTACATCGGCAAGTGTATAGTCTTCTACATCTTTATTTTCTACAGCTTTAGCAACGTATACTTCTACTGCTTCTGCTACTGCTTCATCATTCTTAACTGCTTCTGCGACAATAGCAACGTCTTCTGCTTTATCTAAATTTAAAACTTCTGCAACAGTCTCTACTTGTTGTTCTGTTAATTCTTGTACATCAGCAATAGCTTCCTCAACAACAGCTTGCACAACATCTTGTACTTCCTGCGTAGCTTGGTCAAGGTTTTGTACTCCAACATCGTTTACTTCGTCAAGGACTTCAACAACTTCTTCTTCGGTAAGGTCTTGTACATACTCTTGTATTGCTTCTTCTTTTGCTTCTTCATATTCCTCCTCTGTTAAACTTTCAACATCTTCTTCTATAACAGGTATATTCACAATGTCTTCTATTTGTGAAATCTCCTCTTGTATTTCTTCTTCTGTAAGTTCTTTTACATCTTCTGTTTGAACTGGTACTTCAACCAACTCTTTAGGAATAGTGTCTTCCACAATCGGTGGAACGTCTTGCTCGACAATATCTTGTTCTTTATCAATCGGTATAATATCTTCATCTATTCCTTCCTCTATAATTATTACAATATCTTCTGGAATGTCAATGACTATTTCTTCAATGACAATAGTTTCTTCAATGGTATCAATAGCTTCTTGTATATCCTTTTTAATAACTTCTTCATCTGTAAGTTCTTTATCTTCATCTTGAATGACCACATCAGGTACCACAACATCATTGTCGAGAAGTTCTTTTTCGGTATCTTTTGGTTCATCTTCTACAATTATAATATCTTCTTCTACGATGTCATCATCTTTTACTTCTTCTACGGGTTTAGGAATATCACAATCCCCGCGCTCTATCTGTGCGTTAGTCATAAAACAACCGTACTCATTTTCATTATCTATACGTTCCTGATCTCTCTCTATAGTTCCATCATTAACGTCTGCTTGTGTATAGGTCTTGTCAACACCTTCTACTTTTACATCTACAATAATTTCTTCAGGTGTAGGTGGTGGTGGAGGTGGTGGAGGAGGAGGTGGAGGAGGTACAGTTGTAGTTGTGGTAGTTGTAGTAGTAGATGTTGTAGTAGTAGATGTTGTACTAGATGTTGTAGTAACAGGTATTTCTACATACTGCCAGTAAAGTGTATCTAATACAGATATATCAGTTAATATAACTTCAAACTTTGTAATAAATTTATCTGTGTTGGCTTCATCATTGTTGTAATCAGTAAATGATTTGTAAAAATCATCATACATAGCATTGCCGTCTTCTCCCCAAGATTGCGCTGCATTGTTTATAGTTTCATCTGTTTCATCAGAGTAGTAATACTTTACATCATAAGTATTATTTACTGCACCAACTAGAAATCCTACTTCATATACATCTTCTGCAAATTCAAATAGATAAGTACCACTTTGTAAAGCTAGTGAACAACCTGTAGTTCCATACCTACCTTGTTCATTACAGTAAATATACGCAGCAGTACTACCTCCGCTTATAGTTAAACCTGTTTCGTATGTACTATCTTCAAATGCTTCATTGATAGTAACTTCATTAGGTACTTCTTCTGCAAATACAGGAATAGGAACTATAAGAAAAAGTACGATACATATCCGTACTAGACTATTAAATTTATATAACACGGAACTTACTTAGTTCCGCAACAACCACCACCGCAACAACCGTCACTACCCATGATCTATTCCTCTCCCGTTCATATCATTATGTGTTTTACTATCGAGAATACCGAATGCCTGGTTGACTTCCTCCATTGTAAGTTGTCCATCATTAAGATATTTTCTTGCTAAGATTTCTAGTACGTTAGCTACTCCAAGTAATCCTGCTAGTAGTGCAGAACTAAATACGTCTATACCTACAAGACTACCTGCACCTATAACACTTAATGCTTGTGCTATAAAGACAGCTATCATACGTTTAGATATATTCCAATACAATTTGTAACCCTTCATTGCATAGATAAGCTACCAACGATCAATACAACCGTAGCAACTAATCCCAGTACTTTGTAAAATTCTGTTTTGTCCAATTTGTTATCTAGTTTTTCTTCTAGTTTATCAAGTCTTTCAATGACCATAGTTAATAATTCCTTTTGAGTAAAGCCGTTACCGTTAGTACTCATGTTTATGGTAGGTCATCGTGGGATAGAAAATCCCATTCCTCGTCATACATACGATTATTTAAGTCATATTGACTTACTCTTTTAATAAGTTGTAGAGTTTCTTTTAAAAAATAACCTAATAAAAATCCTATTAAATAATCCATAAAAGACATTATAACATGCTCTTAATTGAGGTATCTATATTTTATGTTGTTTATAAAATTTAGGTTGTTTTTTATAACCTGTTATAAAGTTTTCATTAATTACAAAATTTGACTTTTCTAAATAATTTTCATCGTATTCTTTTTTTGTACCTTTGCGTACTTTTAATTTAATATCTTCTTTTTTAAATACGTGTACATAAACTAATGGTGTACCTGCTTCTATTGTACAATTATAATTTTCAATAGAAAAAGGGAATGCAACATAGCCCCATTTGTCTGCTTCAACTACTCCAGTAAGCATTCTTATATCATTTCTGAAGTTGTAAAATGGATCTTGATACATAACACTATAACCATCAGGGACTAATATTTTATATGGCATACCTAGTTTTAATATAGTTCCTTGTGGTGTCTTACCTATAGGCATATCTCCTACTTGGTGTTCAGTATGTGCGCCTAATAATTTTTCTTGATGATAAGTGTCAGAAGTAAAAGCGGCATAGGTAAAATCTTTACCATCTACTTTTTCTGTGCCTATATAAAGTTTACCCCATAAAGGTAATACAATACCCTCGCCAAAATAATCTTGTATTGCAGGACATTTTTTAGCTGTAATAAATTCATCTCCTGAAGGGATATTGAGATGTGAGTCTTTCCAACTTTCTCTATAACTACCTGGTTTTAAATTTTTCCACCAATCAGGTAATATCTCTTTAGCTTTTACTGGTGGATACAACCTTAATAAATCTTCATACTCCTTACTCTTGGGTATAATCGTAATTTTCACTTTTACTGTACCCCCCTTTAAATCTACTAATAGTTACTAAATCTATTTTTTTAATAAATTTTTTTAATTTAGCGTCCATATATTTAAACTTGTATTTATATTTTTCTTTTTTGTAAGGAACTATGTAACAAATCGGCTCGCCTTTTTTAATTAACAA